TATGGTTCATGGCGATTAAAACATTATCGCCTTTTGAGACAACGTCCCCACCGACTAACCAAATATTGGAAACTTTTTTGGCAGTTACTTCGTGACCGTTTAAAAGTGCTTTGTATGTGTTTGACATTTTGTTTCCTTTCTAAATGAGAGGGCCATGTGCCCCTCTCCAATAAAAAAATTATCGCATTTCTGGTCAGAGAATGCAAGAATTATTTACATTATAATTATGAATTAAACCAAGGGCTTAGTCCATGTTACGATATTTTTCTACATAAATTCTTCGGAATCCCTTCCGCGAGTTGCCTTTGATCAAAAGCCAGTCTCCAATTTTCCCGTCTGCGACAATGGGCAGCCCCAGCCTTGGATATTTAAAGCGGTCGATGGTGCAAATTATCTGCGACGTGTCGTCCTCAAGAGTTAAGTTTAAAGACAGGCTGGCTCCCGAGACCTTGCGGGTTCCTGGGCGCTCATTTAAGTCCTTTACTTCTCTGTCTTTGACCTTGCCAAAAAAGACGAATGATCCATAATTTTCTTCTGTAATCTCGTCAATGTCGGAAATCTTAGAAACAATTTTGTGCGCCGCCGGGTCAGACTTAATGTGGCCAAATTTTCTTTCACACTCAAATATATCGTTGTATGGCGTCTTTCCAAGAGACAGCAGGGTATCCTGCCTAGGGGTCAAGGGCTGCCTTAATTTTCTTCGCTCAAGAATATCTTGAGCCACCCGGTTTCCGATTCCTTTTATTCCTGTCAAGCCACCAATCAACTTGCCGTCTTGGACGGTCCAGTTGACGTCGGACTTATCCCTGTCAAACGGGATAAACTCAAGGCCCTCCTTCACAACCTCTCGCAGCAGCCGCTTTCCCTGCCCCTCGTCCTTAGCATGTCGGAGGGACGCCGCAGCAAATTCCAGAGGGAATCTAGACTTAGCAATACAGCACCAAAAACTAAGAAAGGAATAAGATACAGCATGAGAGCGATTAAATGCATAAGTGCCCATGCCGTGGACGTGCTGCCATATTTCCGTTGCTTTTTTCTCCAGTGTGCCATTTTTCTCTGCTCCCTTTTTAAAGTTTTCAAAAAATTGGTCAAACTTCTGCTGGCCCAGCGACTTCCCCATCGCTCGGCGAAGCTGATTAATTTCCGTCCAAGTTAATTGCCCAATCTCCCGGCAAATCTCCATAACCTGCTCCTGATAAATAACAATCCCAAAAGTAACTTTTGTTATCCTGTCAAAGACTGGATGGACGGGCGCGACTTCTTCCTGTCCTGTCCTCCTCTTGATGTACTGAGATGTTCCACCCGACATCAGTGGTCCTGGACGAGCCAAGGAAGTTATGGCGGATAGGTCCTCAAAGTCGCTGACTTTTATTTGCCTTGCGACGGATTGCAGACCCCAGCCCTCAAACTGGAAGACCCCCGCAAATTTCCCGTCGTTCAAAATGCGGAAGGCACTTTCGTCTTGCGTTGGGCAGTTCAAAAGGTCCTGCCTCGTCCATCCTACTTGGTCGAGAGTATCCTGCAAGATGGTGAGTGTGCGGAGACCAAGCGCGTCGATTTTCAATAAGTTTAACTTCTCCGCGTCGATTTTGTCAATTTGGGCTGCGCCAGTCTGGCCGGACACTGAGCAAAATTCGCTGACGGGGCTGTCTGTCACAAGTATTCCGGCTGCGTGCGTTCCGCAGTGCCGGGCGTGACCCTCCATTTCAGACGCGACTTTTATTGCTGGATACTTGCCGACTGCCACCTTGCCAACCTCCAAAGTCGAAAAGGTATCCATTATGCACTTGTTAGCCCTCTCGTCGCCGGGGCTGCGCTCTATAATCCCGGCCTTCAAGTCTTGCAACTCCCAGGGGGGGATTGACAGTTCCTTTCCAACCTCCGAGATGACACTCTTGGCCTTATATCTAGAGACGGTGCCGAGGTGCGCGACTTTTTCAGGCCCATATTTTTTTCTCAAATATTCAAAAACCATCTCACGGCGGTCATCCTGAAAGTCGATATCGATGTCCGGCAAGTCGTCCCTCGTCGCATCCACAAATCGCTCAAACATCAGGCCGTGCTTGATAGGGTCAACGTCGGTAATCCCAGTCAAATAACATACTAGGGAGCCAGCGGAGGAGCCTCGCCCTGGGCCGACGAGCATTCTCTCTTTTGCCCAGTCGATCATGTCCGCAATGACAAAAAAGTAGTCCTCAAATTTTTTTGATGATATGGTCTCAAGCTCACGTTTTAGGCGCACACTGTAATCTGCATCCAACGTAATTCCTCGCCTCTTCGCGCCGTCAAGGCAAAGCTCTTTCAATGTCTTTCCAGTCTTAAATTTGACCATTTTAGCTGTCGGCAAGTCAACGTCGCACGCGGCGGCAATCTCGTATGTATTATTGACGGCCTCCTCCGTGCCCCAAGGGACGGCCTCCCGCCAACTCCACTCGTCCAGGATATGCATGGGCGACGTCCGGTCTGTGCGGTTCCTTCCAACTAAAACCTCGTACGCCTTTTTATCTGTCACCCGAGGATAATAGTTGTCGCTCGTGGCGACAGTCTTGAAGCCTTTAGCTGTCGCAAATTCTAAGGCCTTCCGAGAACTCATAGGATTGAGTTCAATGTACAAATCGTCTTTTCTGGACAGAGGGATCATTCCCCAGTTCGGGTTTGTGCCGGAAAATATAAAAATATTTTCGCTAACGTCGAACAAATCAGAATAACTGAGGCGAGGAAAATAATAAAAATTCTCTGCGGAGGTGCTCTTCGTAACTAACAGATAAATCTCTTTAAGCCCCGAATTGTTTTTTGCCAGAAAGCACATTGCATTTGATGGCTGCCGCGTCCTTTCTGAGGCATCCTCCACAACGGAAATCTCAACTCCAAAAATAGGTTTCTTACCGGCCTCCGCGCACTTAGCAGCAAATTTAACGTGGCCCCAAGTCCCCGAATCTGTGACCCCTACGGCATCACCAGAGCAAGCTGAGATGACAGTTTCAATTGGACCAAATGCATTTCGGAAAGAATATTCCGTGCGAATTTTTAAGTTAAGCATGGCCCTCTTTCCGAAACCATTTGAAGACCTCAATAAGAGCCTCAACGTCCGCCGTGGCTCGGTGAGCAACCTTATGCACCTCGCCAGTTATCTCCTCGTATAAATCGACGAGTTTTCTCCTCTTACCCCAAACAGATTGCCCAATTTCAACGGTGCAAATGTGTTTGGGAGGCCAGGGGAACTTCGTCATCTTGTCTAGCCTCTCAAGTTCAAACCTCAAAATTTTTCTGTCGAAAGCGAGGTTGTGGGCGCACATTTCACGCTCACCTAAAAAGAATTCACAAACTTCCGGGAAATGTGCTACGAACGGCTTTTCATCCTTTAGCTGGTCGTCCTTGATGCCTGTGATCTTTGTGATTATTGGGGGCAGTGGCCGCCCCGGATTGCAAAAAAATTCAATCCTGTCAACTTCATTTAAGTCGTCGTCAAGTTTAATGGCGCCAAGCTCAATTATTTGCGGCTGCTGCTCCAAGTCGGAGCCTTCAGCCTTCGGCAGCCCAGTCGTCTCAAGATCGAAAACTATCATCGACGCCCTCCAGCATAAACGCATAAACGCCAAGGTCGTGGATAGAATCTTTATGATGGTCGTCCCAAGAATTGCAGTACCGCGTCATTTTGGTGATCATCATGGTGAGGAGGCCAAATCTCGTCATGCTCTCCTCATCTTGTAAATTTATCCCGTTCGGGAAAAGCACGGCGACAACTTTACCAAATTGCAAGTAAGAGTCTCCGTAGACCTCACCTCTCTGCTGGAAGGTTACGGCGGCTGCGTCAAGGCTTGCTTTTATTAAGCTCTTCACTTCTGCCGTCTTTGTATCCTTTTTCATATGCATCTTCCATTTCTTCGTCAATAATATTTAATCGTTCCATAGCCTCGACGAAGAGTTGCCGCGTCGAGGCGTTGACATCGAATAGGCGGGCAACCTTTTGCCCACCAAATTCTAAGTCGTTTCCAATAATTTTAAATTCCATTGTCAACTTGGAGGCATGTGTGCCCCTCCTCCCTCCAAAATTTTACATTTTCCTCGTCCGACTCCATCGTAAACCATATTTCGGAATCTGTGCGAAAATCATCTTCTTTTGTTAGGAGACGGTCGCACGGTATATCGTTCATTTCTAGCCAGTCTAAAGTTTCCTGCCTTTGCGTTTTGTCGCGCTCCCTAGAAATAATAACGACGCCTGTCTCTTCGTCTGCAAGTCCCCTCAAAATATTGCAGCGGTCTTCTGTTGGGACGAAGCCGAAATGCTCCTTTTGTGAGTATAAAATCTCCAGTCTTGAAATTATTAACCTCATGGTGTCCCCCGGAATTGACCAAAAATTTTTTTTCGTCTCCCTGCGTTCCATGCGTCGTCTGGCTCGTCCCAATTTCCGGCGACGATACCGCAAAAGTTTTGCATTTGCGTCTCGCCTATGACGTGAGCGTCAACGGAGAAGTGTTTTTCAGTTCCCAACTTTGTTGAGGGAGAATACAAGACAGTGTATCTTTCGTGATCGCCATTATCGTCATCTATATATTTTAAGTTGTCGGTTAAAGCCTTGAAATATCCCATCTCATACAAAGTGCGGGTGCCGCCCTCGACGGCGACGAATAGACTTGCGTTGAGCATGTCGAGAAAATTTTTTCCAGGTGAAAAATCTTTCCTCCCATCAGCCGAGACGTATGACATTAGGCCCCCGGCAAACTTATATTTGAAGCCGTATTTTTGGAATTCACTCTCGACGAAAGGGTCTCTTCCGCTTAAATAAATTATCATCATCTCTACTCCCTTTTGAACATGCTGCTCGTCGCGCATGTTACGTCAATAATTATCGCGGTCGGGTGATTATTGACCTTTATTTTCGACTTAATCATCACGGGACGAAGGTCAACGCTTCTGCACTCCTCGATAGCATTGATCACGTCTCCCCGCTGCATCATCGTCATTTGGACATTTTCCATGTCCAAGTTTACGTTTGGGGTAGAGGAGGAGGAGCATCCACCCAACAAAAGAATTATGAAGCTTACAATTATCCAAGTCATTTTTATTTCCTTTCTGATTCTTTGAGCACCAGCTCAAACTCATAACCGAGGGCCTCAACAATCGCCTCTAATTTGAAAAACCCTGGGTCTTTAATTTTCTTCCACGGTCGCATCCAATTCCTAACCGTGTTGGGGTGAACGCCGGATCGACGAGACAACTCCTGCCACGAGATGCCCTGCTCGATTCGTATTTCGTCGATGATTTCAATTATCGAATGCTTCACGGCTCAATCACCGCAGTTGGATAGTCTTCGCGGACATCTTCCAAGGTCTCGTATCCCTTCATTGGTAGTGATATTTGACCTTGCCCCTCGCACTCGTGGCAGGAGCTGCAACCCTCACTCGGATCAGGCGGATAAACGATGCCGTCTTCGCAGTTGACACATTCGATAATTATTTTCATTTTCTTTCCTTTCTAAAAACTAAAAATAGTATGCGCCACAATTTATAAAAATAAAAGAGTTTTCTTTTGTTGCATATCAACAGCTTATGGATAGTCGTCGATTTTTTCTAAATTTTTACGGCAGGGCGGTATCCAAATTAATTCCGTGCCTTTGCTTTTCCTCCATACAAACCAGCCGTAGCTGGTGGCCGTCGAGGCCTTGGCGTCTAATCTCCCCTTGACCATTGGGACCCTCTCGGAAAATTGCGCGAATTGAGACGGCGGGTTGACGTTAAAAATCCTGTTGTATCTGCCGACACTCTCCAAAAAAACTGTCCTCGCCAAAATTGCGACGCCCTCCGAGGCAACCTCCTTCGCCTCCATTAAAAATTCTTCTGCGAGACGAAAAGGCGGGTTTGTAATGACCCAGTCGAATGAGTTTTTTTGGTACGCCTTGCCTAAAAAATCTTTTACATCACCGAAATTATAGTCGTGAATATCGGACGATACTACGGCTGAAAAGTATTCTTTTAAAACTTTTGACATATACCCTTTGTTGCAAGCTGGCTCCAGGACAGTGCCTCCGCCATCGTAATCTAGGACGTGATGCATTAGTGCCCGCGTCGCCCACGGCGGCGTCGGAAAGTCGTCGAGACTGTCTTTAGCCTCGTGACGCTGAGACATCACTGCGTGCGAAATGTTAGATGTCATAGTATCTAAATCCCCTCGGCCTGACGATAAATAGTTTTTCTTTCGCTCGTGTCACTGCGACGTACCACACCCTATTCTCCTCGTCGGAGTGCGAATTCTCCCAGGATTTACGGCTCATGTCCGTCAGCAAAACGACGTTGTCAGCCTCGCCTCCCTTCGACTGATGAATTGTCGAAATTGAAATTTTTGGAGTGTCACCAAACGCCGCACCACTTCGGAGGACTGACCGCAAATACTCTCTTTCGTCGGCTGCAATGCCTCGCAGCATTGTCATCCAGTCGTGTCGCCTGGCCTCGGATGGCAGCCCGACATCCTCAATTCCGTAGCTATCTTTTTTCTCCAGCTCTACGTTAAAACCAAAAAATTGAGTCATGTTTTTTGCTTCAAACATGGAGATGTCGCCGCCCTTGCGTAACTTTTCCCACGAGACAATCGCCCTCGTCTCGTCCGTCTCCAGAGAATTCTTTCCGCTGTAAAAATAAGAAAACCCCTGCTGCCGCGCAGCTTGACGAAGACGGTTCAGCATGTACTTTGACCTCGCCAAACACATCCACGTTTTTTGATCAGAGAAGTCGATTTGCTGCTCGTCGGCGACGTAGCTCACCTCGCCCTCGTCGGACTTTGCGGCCCAAGGTTTGACGTATCTTTTTTTAATCCTGCTTAAAATTTTTAAGGATAATTTGTGGACGGATCTCGGCACCCGGTAACTTTGTGGCAAAATTCTTTTGTCGCCTTTTAAACTTAAGAATTTTGCCACGTCTGCCCCCGCCCAACCAAATATAGCTTGGTCGTCGTCACCAGCGATGTAGACCTCCGACGCAGCGGACGAGGCCCTAATCGCCATCTTGTACTGGAGTGACGACAAGTCCTGAGCCTCGTCAAAAATGCACACGTCTACAGGCAAGGCAGTGTCGTACAAACTCAGCATGTCAGTAAAATCTAAAAGGCCGTTTTCCGCCTTGTACTTTTTGAGTGCGCCCGCGAACTGGTTTGCTGCGTGCAAAGTCAAATCGGGAATGTTTTCCATTTCGAACTGACTTTGCACTGTTCGCAGCCCAACCCTCGAAAGAGATTCGACTCGGGAGCACTTGTCGCCTAATCCGTCACCCGTGTGAATTGCGAGGTCCTCGTCGTATACCCCCCTAAACTCAATTCCCATCCGCTTCCCCAACTTGCGGAAATGCGACGCCGTCATAACCTCGTCTCTTTGCAGTCTCAGCTCCTTAAAGGCGAGGGAGTGGAGCGTCCGAAAAAAAGGGAAACGGGCCTCCTCCATACCAAATTGGGTCATTGCCCTTTCCCTCGCCTCGTCCGCAGCCTTTCGGGTGAAGGCGAGATAAGCAATTCTCTCTGGCGGGACGCCCCGCGAAATCGCGTCCTCGACAATTTTAAGAAGAGATGTCGTCTTTCCCGTGCCTGGAGGCCCTAAAATTATTTGAACTGTCCTCATTTTTATTTCCTTTCTGAATAACTTGGCTGCCAAACAAAATGTGGTTTGTCCGATTTAAAATCTCTTCGACTACCACAAAATTATCCGGCGAAAAGCTGCCATCCCTGACAAGGTCGTCAACTTTTCTTATGAAATTTAACGCTGCCACTTGCGGAGACGATAAATATCTTTTGTATGCTGCTTCTTCTTCTGTCATCAAAAGTCCTCGGTAATTGCGCTTGGTAGCTCCAAGTCTTCGTCGTCAAAAAATTGAGGGGCTGGAACTGACCAAACTTTAACTGGTTTACTTTTTATTCTAAAGGCCTTTCTGTCGCCGCCCATCGTCCGCAGCCAAGACCATACCTGGTGCTGGCTCGGATATCTAAAGCGGCGCCCCTCCAAATAAATGAATAAATCCTCGCTCCTAAAATATACCTTATCTTCGTCTTGCGAGTGCCAAGGCTTGCCGTTCATCAATTCGTCTCGGTGCCGCGCCTGTACCTTGCCAGTTAAAAATGAATCGAGCATTTTCTCAAATTGCCCCTGCGGCGATGCGTCGTCTGGATCGAGTATAATTTCGACGCTGGACAGCAGCTCATTTATACGCTGCTCCCAACGATTGCCGGGCATCGTCGACGGGCACTTGTTTAATTTTTCAACGCAAATTTTTTGGAGTTGGCGCTGATCCAAAAGTTGCTGCGTCGTAATCTCGATGCGCTCCCCACCGATGTCGATGTACCACCTGACCGATTGCCGGTTTTCAGTTTCGTATTTTGTGATTGCGTCAATTTCAATTGCCTGTCCGCCGCCGACGCCGCCGACGCCAAAGTCACGCTTCACGCATTTTGACTTTTCGCAGTAATTGCAAATCGGAGACTGCTTGCACGTATACGCATAATCTTTTTTGCTGACCGACTTTACGAGCGCATTGACCTCACCCGCAGGGAGTGGGGCGTCAAGCTGGTCATAGTTGAAGCGCATCAAATCCTCCTGCCAGTCGTCGGGATTTTTCTTGCGGTAATAGACGCCGACGTTAAAAAGAGAGATGTTTCTGCCGCCCTCCGGGAATCCCATCGTCATTATGTGCTGGAGGCAGGGAGGCCCATCCTCAAAATGTTTCGTCAGCTCTGGCTTATATTTTTCCAACTTATCAAAATTTGTTCTTTTCTTCTCAGCAAAGTCCAAAAACTTGGTGAGAGAAAGTTTCTTGCCTTTGTGAATTGCGTATCGGTCAGTGTCGTCGCCGTCCCAATAACACAAATTTATCCAATTCCCACGGTCCATTTCGTTTGCCCTGGAAATTTGTTTCGGAAAAATCTCAACGCCGCCATATCCCAAACTGGCGGCAAATTCATTTAACTTGGCCACCATGTCGATGGCCGCAATTGCTGGCTCACAAAATAGATACAAGTGTGCGCCGCCGCTTTTTGAGCGACACATGACGAGCGGCGTATCGCGGATCTTTTTCTCTAACTCCTCCAAAGTATCTTTTAGTTTGACCTCTCCTCTGATGTCGATGTCGATCACGCCAAAGTTGCAGCTATTGTCATCCTTTAACATGATGACACCAAGTATATATTCTCCGCCTTTTAAGTGGTGAGTAAAATTTTTGACGGTGGCTGGCTCGCTGACGGTGACCGCCCTGCCGCTTACCTTGCCGTCAGCCTCGTGTTTTTGGACGCGATACTGCCCATGCGCTAGGGAATAACCTCGGAAAAGGTTCATGAATCTTTCGACGTTTGTCATCTCTTTCCTTTCTAAAAAATGGGGGAGGTTGCCGCCTCCCCCATAGATTAACTACATAGTGTCGGGGTCAACTTGAACATCAGGGGAAATTTTTACTTCTCCCGCCTTCAGTTGATCCTTAAATTCCCGCGCCGCTAGGTAGATTTCTCGCCCGCTATCCATCTGCTCGATGATCCCCCCTGATTGGGCGTCAAACATTGGCGAGATGCTCCAGCCAAACCAACTTCCTTGGTCATTTTCTTCTGGGACGGTCTGCATTTTGTACGAGTTCCAGAACATTGCCGGAGTGAATTTTTTTGTGTCGTCGGCTGGATGCGGAATTTGCAGCCGGTTGATCATGGAATTCCAGCGTCGAGCCTTTTTGAGCTGGGACTTTGACATACTCAGCATAGCCGGTGAGTAACCGCCGTCGTCGTCTATAACATAGACAAAGTACTCTGCCGTCGGAACGATTTCGTTTCCTTCAAAAGTTAAATACTCTCCCTTGCTCCCTCGACTGCAACCCTCCAAAATCCCGGATTCTGCGCCGTGGTCTCGGACTAGCCCGCCCCGGTCTGGCTGCCACTCGATGTGTGCGCGGCGATAAGAAATTGGGACGATCGTTATTCCCTTCTCACCGTCAAATGCGACGCCGGCCACGTTGTCCAGGATGTGCCCAGGCTCGGCGCCATCGACGTAAGCACCGTCTCGCTTATTAACTTGAGTTGACATTTGCTGGAGGATTGAAAGGCGAGGGATCATAAAATCCTCGGCGGTCATATTTTCCATCCCAGCCCCTGCGTCCTCCAACAAAATATCCGCGTCGAAAGTCGCCAGTTGCGTCGTCTTTTTTATCGTCATTTTCTTTGTCATTATTGTTTACCCCTTCTAATTTTGGCTTTTCTGCCGGTGAAAACTTTAAATAAGTCCAACGGAAAAACTTTTCCGTCAGACAGCCGCTCTCGGATAAAAGAATTTAGTGATGCCGGGTGTACGCCGACACTTCTTTTATAAGTAAATTGTCGTTCTTTTAATTCTCGCGCAAAATTGTTGCATTCCTGGTCCTCTCCTCGTCCGAATTGGACCTCGACTGCCGACTTGATTAAGTCCCCCGCCAAGTTTGCGCGAAGCCACTCGAAGCACTCGATTTGACGGGTCTCTAGCGACATCCTGTCGTCGCCCTTGGCCTTGTCGATTGAGCCTTTTGACGGGACGCTCCCGCTTACCACGTCGGCGACTTCAACCTTGTTGCCGTTCGCCAACGTAAAGTCTCTGACATTTAACTCTTGCATTAACTCAGGTAAGTCGATGCCTGACACGCGAGCCAAGTCTCGCTTTTTCTCTTTTAGAAGCTCCTCAAGTCTCAGAATTTCATCTTCCAAGTCTAGCATTTGTTGAGCTAAGTCTGCGACGGCACCGATCTCGTTTGACGAGGGTGCCACATCCTCAAGTAAGTCCACCATTATTTTTCCTTTCTGAGTTCTAACGTAACCGGCATGTACCATCCCTTTCGCCGATCGCGGTCGCCGTCTTCGTTGTTCCTCTCCCACCTCAAAATTCTGACGGTGGGAGACATCTCTCCTGCGATGGCGGCCACTACCATCACGGCGATTGGGTCGCCACCCCCTGGCCAGAGGATGTAGTCTTCTGAGCTGAAATTTTTCATTTTCCGTCGAGCCTTCTGGATTGATGGGCCAGGCAAAAATTGCGGGTTGTCGTTTTCTTCAAAAACAACTTCTATGGTGCCATATCGGCTGGCGTCGGATAAGTCGGGCGTCCAGCCAAACTTATTTTTTAGTGGTCGATTGACCACGTACACTTTTGACATTTTATTCCTTTCTTAAAAATCTGCTTTTTTTCGCAGAACATGAATACTAGAGCAGATAAAAAAATTTGTAAACCAGAATCGTATGTATAGAGAATATTTGAGCAAAAAAAATAAAAAAATAAAAAATCGCTTTTTGCGGTTACAGAGTAACGGAAATGGCCTATCCCTTACTGGCAAAGGCTTGAGGTACGTTCCCAAAGTCAAAAAAGATGGGTGCGGCGTTCCACTTGTTTGGTTACATCGTTGTTTTAATTAAGGAAATTAGGCCTTTACTTTTGAATTTGTATTCGCTATAATTTTTTTATTGGAGGGGGGATGTTCCCCCATTTAGAAAGGAAAAAATTATGACAATTAAATTTCATAAATGTGTATCGCTTAAAAACAAATCTGCCGGATATAAAAAATCATCCCCTGGATTTGATGTTTATTTTAAGATTAACAACACCCATCATTTTGTGTGGCTGACCCTTACCGGGTTCAATTACTGTAATATCTAGAATAAGCCAGCCCCGCGCTCAGAAAAGTGGGTTCTTGAAGATATTAACATGAATAGGGAATAGATTATGAAAACACTCGCTGGGAAACTTCGCCTGATTGCGGATAGCGACTACCCGTTAGGTGGGGAGGAGTATAGGGCCTTGTATCAAGCGGCTACGATAGTCGAGAAATACAAGGCTCTGCCAGAGGATGCGGAAACCCTCTCCGTAATGGCACGATCAATTGTCAGGTATAAAAACAGTTTGGATTCCGATCTATGAAAGTAAGAAGCATCGTCCGCGCCGCCTTCCGGGTTGATGGCGGCAGCTTGAAAACTTCATCAAAAAATATAAGTTAGAAAGGAAAAAATTATGATTTACATTGCGACACAAGTTAATGGAAAAGGGTTCTCAGGAGTAACAGAATTCTGCGGTCTAGCTGACTTCCACAATTATGTCAGCGAGGTCCTTAGCTGCTGCGAGGCCCAGCCAAAGGCGCGGGAGACTGTCGGCAGTCTCTGCGATTTGCTGGCTGACCAAGGTCCTGGGTTTGGTGCACGTTGGCACTATCGAATTAGCCGCAGGGATGCGATTTCGGAACTAAAAATTTCCGGTTTCAACTCCACCTCCTTGGAGGTGTGACGATGACTGTCGTCTTACCAAAAGCAATTTTGAATGCGCTGAATAAACGCATTTATCCACTAACCGAAGTTCAAAAACTTCAACGCAAATACGCCGGTGAAATTCCAGCGGAGGAG